TGCGACACGCTCTCCTAGCCCGGCCGCTTCGACAGGCTGGTAAACTACGAGACCCTGCAGGCCGGCGAGGACGCCAAGACCGCGCCGCAACTCGGCGCCTCCTGGCCGCGGCAGTGGGACCTCCGCTCGCAGTTCACCGCGTATGTCTGGGGTGCTGGCCGCGCGGGCATCAAGCTCGATGGGTTCCTTGTCCGGGGCGTCTCGATCCTCAAGACCAAGTACGACACCCTCGAGGCGATCACCTACCGCCCGCAGTGGCAGATCGACCGCTGGTATCAGCAGACCCTCGCGGATGTGGCGCGTATGATCGACGCTTGGCAGTACGATGCGTGGGACTTCAACCTCGACCACGCCTGCGCGGAGTACGGCGGCTGCCCGTTTCGCTCCGTCTGTCAGATGCAGCGCCCCGAGATCCTCCTGCAGCAGCAATTCGAGCGGCGCATCTGGAATCCGGTGCTGCGGACGGAGACGCTCATTGAGGAGGCTCAACATGGCTAACTCCGAACGCGTATGGGCACCAGCTCATAAGCCGATTGTCGTATCTGCACAGACCTCTATTCCACGCACGACAAAAGCGCGTTTGGAATTTCTCGAGCGGTTGCATAAGCAAGCTTGGGATGATGGATTTACGGCAGGTGCAAAGTCTGTACACGCAGCTCGCGCCGCTAATCCTGACATCACCCGCCAAGACGCTCTCAAGGCTATTACCGAATACGCTCGTGCAACCGGCCAAACCATCCAAGCATTCGCCGACGCGATGAAGTCGGAAAGGAATCAGCTATGATCCGCCGTGGCACGCATTCCTGTTCCCGCAGCTGCACCATCACCCTCCACGATCGGGAGTACGACGTGACCTACCGCATCGAGGGCAAGTGCTACTACGACTCCGGCAAGCTCACCGGCCCGCCCGAGGATTGTTATCCGTCGGAAAGTGCCAGCGAGGTTGATCGCGTGACGATTGAGGAAGTCTCCAACGAGTTCGGCGTGATCGTGGCAGGTCCGGCCTTAACCACCGCCCTGCTCGTGGAGATCGAAAAACTTCCCCTCGATGACTATCTCTATGAAGACTGGTCGGAGCATGGCGAGTGACCAAACCCAAGGCCACGCAACCGTTACGACGTTTGAAGGTGCGTCAGTCACCAGCGAGCGGGTCTATTGCTGCGGCACGCCGCCGAACGCAAGCGCGTATTATCCCAACGTCGCCTGGTTCTGCCCGGTCTGTGGTGAGATCTGGCGGAGGCAAGTCTACGCCTTCGATTTTACCTATCGACCACTGGTCGCTGAGGCGTGGAAAGTCTACTCTTCCCGCTGCTTACCTTGCGATGCTCCGAATATCCGAGCGCAATTTCTCCAACTCCTTAAGGAATACGAATGATTGATCCCGTCACCGCTGCCGACAAGCAGCCCCTCCTCGGCCCCAAGGTCGCCCTTATGGGCCTCGGCGGCACCGGCAAGACCTACTCCCTCGGCACCCTCGCCGAGTGGTGCGACCGCAATGGCTTCGAACTCGCCATCCTCTTCACCGAGCAGGGCCTCGAGTCCTTCCTCGGCTACTTCCGCGACAAGGGCAAGGAGCCCCCGGCCTGCGTGTACTGGCACCAGCAGACCACGCGACCGATTTCCCTCAAGTCCCTCATGCAGACCGCCGATGCAGTGGGCAAGCTGTCCTACGAAGCCCTGGCCAAGTCAGTCGATGCGAACCGGGGCGGGGAGAACAATGCCTTCTACAAGATCCTCGGGTCGTGTGCGAAGTTCATCGACGACCGGACGGGGAAGGACCTCGGCGGCGTTGACGCCTTCCCCTACAACCGCATCTTCGCGATGGACTCCCTGACCGAGACCAGCAACGCCGCGATGAAGATGCAGATCGGAGCCCGCCCGATGGCTTCTCCCGGCGACTATGGCGTAGCGCAAAACAACCTGATGAACTTCCTTCGCCTCTGCACGCAAGGGATCGTCTGCCCCTTCGTGCTAACAGCTCATGTGGACAGGGAAACAGACGCTGTTACGCAGAGCACGAAAATCATGATCAAGGCAATTGGAAAAGCCTTGGCCACTGAAATTCCAACGCTCTTTTCAGAAATGATCTACACGACCCGTGAAGCTGACAAGTTTTATTGGGATACAGCTGCGTATGGTGTTGATACGAAGACGCGAAGCTTGGGAATCCAGTCAAAAATCGAACCCAACTTTGCTTTAATTTTTGACAAGTGGAAACAAAGGGCTGGAATATGACCACCACCAAGATCGCCGACATCGTCTGCGCCATTCCCTACGGCAACGAGGGCAAAAAGCGCTGGCGTAACGTGGGTGCTCTCCTCCAGCACTCTGACAACGACCCATCGAAGGGCCCTGGCTTCACCATCTCCCTCGACGCCATCTTCAACCCGGCGGGAGCGCCGCAGAGGGATGGGCAGGTTATGCTTTCCTGCTTCCACCCGAACGATTCTCCGCAGCGGGCAACGCCGGTAGGTACAACACCTTATCACAATTCCTACCCCCGGCCAAAGCCGCCGCCTCAGCCCGACTTCCCTGACGACGACATCCCCTTCTAAACGCCAAACTGTACGGCGATTTTGTACGGTAACAGGAGCTAATTAAATGGAACGAATCGAATCCCCTCGTACTGACGACAATGCTATCGAGCAGGAAATCCGCGCAAAGGGCCTGACCGCCCCGCGCGTGACGCCTGCCGACATCGAGGCGAATATCGCCAGCGAGAGCTATTTCACAGCATCGGATGGCCGACGCGGCGCGATTGAAGCCGGAACCTACACCGGGCGAGAAGCTCCGCAGGAAAACGACGCCGACATTGACGCGTTGTCCTTGCTGACCTTTTGCGTGCTGGTCTTGCGCAACGGATTCACTGTCACCGGCGAGTCGGCTTGCGCTTCTCCCGAGAACTTCGACGCTGAGCTGGGCCGCAAGATCGCCCGCGCCAACGCGGTCAACAAGATGTGGCCGCTGATGGGCTATGCGCTGAAAGAGCGCTTGGCCTCCAAGTAAACGCCGTCGGCAGGAGCGTTTAATCCTGCCATCCCTCGTGAAAGGATCTTATGATCTCTCCCTCAATCGGTCGTGTAGTGTGGTACTACCCGCCCGGCCACCCCTCCGGCGAGCAGCCTTGGCCGGCCTTGCTCAGCTACGTCCACAACGACCAGCTGATCAATGTCGGCGGCTTCAAAGCTGACGGTACGACCTTCGACGCGCGGGAGGTATTCCTCCAGCAAGACCCCGGTTCGTCCGTTCCCGATTCCGGCTACGCCTGCTGGATGCCGTATCAGCAAAAGGTTGCAGCTGAGGCAGATCATACTGAGGTTCCTAAAGGGGTGCCCAAGAAGCGGGCTTTACGAAGGTCGCGGGAGAGCCAATTCTCTACCGAGGTTGCGCGGTGGCCGAGAGGGCATTCCCTCCGGCGGTGGATGATGGGCTTGCCGCGAACAGTCTTCGTCTTGGTGTAGAGGACGCGGGTAGGAGCGTTGCACTCGATGCAGCGGAGGGTCATGCGGCCTCCGTATTTGGTTTCTGCGCTACACGCCACTTGCAGCAAATATCCGTCTCGGACACTTGATAGCAGACTAGTTCGATCGCATCGCCGACCTTTGGAAGGGGACCGTCAAAGTGCAGCTGCATATCTTCCGGCGTGGTAGCAGAGAACATGAAGGGGATGTAGGTGAATGGGGAGGTCATACTTCCTCCTCCGGGGTCCAGGCTTCCCAGCGCAACGCGCGCTTGGTGAGGGGAGTCAGAGCAGAGAGGAGATCGACGCCGGTGGGAAGCTCGATGAGTTCGTCGCCGGAGCTGAATGCGGCGGGTGCCTCGAGCACTGCCTTCGCGGTCGCGTGGTCATAGTAATGGACGCACAGCGTAACGGAGGGGGCGCTGACTGCCGGCACCTCGAGGGCGATGGGGCCGGTGTAGATACGCTGAACAAGCGCACGGGAGGAGGTTGGCGGCGTCTCGGTCTGCGCGGGGAGGCCGAAGTCAACTTCTTCCACCGCATCGACGCGGATGGGAGTGAGGGAACGGACGAGGCGGCGGGCGTCCTTGACCGTCTTATGCCGCAGCTCGCGGAAGTTGCCGAGGAGGAGGCGGGACTCGCGGTGGATCAAGGCCAAGCCGCGACCTTCGATCCAGTTGTCGGGATTGACGAAGATGCCAAGGGGCTCGATCGGAGCGTCCACAGGGTCCTGCTTGCGCTTGCGCTTGGCCTCGGCCTCCGCGAAGGCCTTCGCCCGTTCCTGTTTCTGCGCTGCGCGGGCGGCTTTGAAGAGGGCCTCAAGGTCGAGGTCCATATCGGGATCAGTCATGAGTGAGCACTCCATTATGTTCGAGGGGATTATCGCGGCATAATTCGCGCGATATACATTAGACGCGGACTTCCCGGATTAGTTCCCGAGATTTTTAACCGCCCGTGGCCAGGGTGTTGAAGTGGTAGAGGAACTGCCCCTCCCAGAAGGACCAATGGGATTCCTTCCGGTAGATCTTAAGCCGCGAGGGAATCGGCTCGAAGGAGGGGTCGTCGAGGACTGCCCACTTTCGGGTATGAGCAACGAGCATGTCCCTGCGCTCCATCCAGAGGGCGGTGAGGTCCGTCCGCTTGATAGCTGCGACGTTGAAGACGGAGGCGGTGAACAGGCCGGGGTAGAGGCCGTTCAAGACGTGCTCCTCGATGCGGGATTCGAAGTCGTTCCAGACATCGCCCATCATTCGCTTGATGGGGGAAGCGAGGTCTCCGGTGACGCACTCCGCCGCGTCGTGGCAGAGAATGGTTAGGTAGAACTCGTTGGAGGCTTCGGGCCAGTAGCGCCGGGCGATTTCAAGGCAGAGGCAAGAATGCTCCGCGACGGAGTAGGGACGGTGCGTGTGGCCGGCGAAGCGGTTGATCAGGGACAGCGAGTGCGCGATGACCTCAAGGGTCGGCGGCTTGGAGTCGCTGGGCTGTGTGAGGGAATAGTCCGATCCGTCCTTGAGGACGATCCAGGGTTCGCTGTGCATGGGAGTGAGCCTTCCAGTGTTTGAGCCTCTTGGAGGAACTGCGCTGGAGGCTGAGATGGCACACCCTGTCGTGGTCTTAGCACGCCAGCCCGGTGCTCGCGCAGTCCGGGTTCTCAGCCTCCTCGCTTGCCGCCCCAGGGTAGAGGCTCAATCGCCCCTGGGACTCGGAGAGGACTTGATGTCGAGTTGGGACGCGACCCTCTCCTAGCTAGAAAAGCCCCGAAGGGCGCTTTATAAGGCAGTGTACATTCGTCTTTTATTAGCAGCTTGTTCAATTCTTGTTGCCCATCTGCAGTTTTCCTTGCAGTAATCTCCGTCGTTGTCGATCCTGTCTAAGGTGTACTCAGAACTAGGTCTAATGCCCATATCTTGCATAAAGTCCCTGCAGGTTTTCCAACAGCACTTTATTCCACGAGCCCCGTAGTATTTATAGTCTTTGCTGTTAGGATTTTCGCAACGGGTCTTCATCGCAGAGAAAATATTGCACATAAAGTGATTATGATTAGCCACGGTGTAGTACCCTTTCAGCGCCTCAGCCCCCTTGCGGAGGCTTTCGGGAGCAGAGGGCGCCATGCTCAGGGCGTTGGTTCGGACAGGCTTTGTGGGCCTGCCCTCCAATCAGATGCTGGCGAGTTCGTCGTCGGCGTTGACCTTGCTGGTCTTGGCGGCCTTCTCCGCCTCGAGCCGGGCGATGATCGCGCCGGTCTTGGTCCCCGGCACGCGGAAGGACGCGTACAGGGCCTGGCGGGTGAGGCCTTCCGTGCTCGCGATCTTCTTGTCCAGGTAGGCCTTGACCGTGGCCTGATCCTTGCCCGTGGCTTCCATGATCGCCTGCACGACCGTCGAGGCGCCGGAGACACCGCCACCGCCAGCTGCGCGGCCCCTGCCCCAGTTGCCCTTCTGGATTTCAGTATCCAGGTCCTCGACCGCGATCACCATATCGTCTTCGCTCAGCGGCTTGTCGGCCGGGGAGGCGAGTTCGTCGCCGTACTTCTGCTCGGCGCCGTGACCCATGAACTGGGCCATGAGGGTGAGCGGGAGGGGGAAGGTGCGGGTCTTGCCGTTGCGGAAGTCCATGCGGACGGCCACAGCGCCGGCGGAGAATTGGACAATGCCAGATGCCTCGTCGATCGCGATCTTGGATTCGTCGATCAGGGTTTCCTTGTTCACCTTGCGCTTGCCGGCGAAAACGACCTCGCGGCCATCGGCCATCTCGACCTTGGTGTACTCAGTCGCCGGGCGCTTGGCGGCGGTCGCGACAGTGGTTTCTTCGTTGCTCATGAGAGATTGCTCCAAAGGGCCCTTGAGTTGCCGGCGGCCCAGATATTCCGGTTAGCGGGGAATCCGCAGAGGAAGGGAGCACGCTCCCCTCGCCTTCGGACTCACAGGGTCGTGCGGCCTCCGATACGGCACTCGGCTGCCATGCGAGCGAGCTTGCTGCCGGCGGGTTGAGGCTTGCCAGGGAAGCGCGACCGGGTCCGGCGGCCTGTACGAACTAACTGCGGAGGAGGAGCCATCGCGGCTGTGGTGAGTGCGATGCCGCCGAAGAGAGCGGCGAAGAGCGCTGAGCGTTTCATGATTGAGCCTTCCAGTTAACGGCCGCACCATCGCGACCATGTTTGTTTGACGCGAACTGCGGGGATTAGTTCCCAAGAAAATGCGTTGTATTTTCACCACTCACTCATGCGCGAAGCGGTCATTACCCACTCCGATCGGGAAAGGCTCGTTCGGGGCGGTCAAGTCGCCGATCACCAAGCGAAGGCGCTCGATGCGCTGCTGGTGGTAAATGCACATGGCCTCGGCGTACTCGGCGGCGGAGCTGGCGGCGAGGTGCTCACGCTGGGCGTCCTCGAGTTCCGCGGTCGCGAGGGCGAGAGGGGAGGGCTTGCGGAAGGGGTTGAAGGGCATTACGGTCTCCAGATAAAAGTGTCAAGCAGGACCGCGCAGATGGCGGCGAGGGAAGTGAGAATGAAAGCGATGCGCTGGCGGAGGATCATAGCGTATCCACTCCGCTATCCTGCGCATCTTCGAACAGCTCGTCGTAGCAGAGTTCATCGAACCCGCTGATTTGCGTCTCGCGCCAGCCTTTTTCGGTCTTGACAGTTTCGGACGTGAAGGGCGTGCCACAAGAGATGCAGGTCAAGTGTGGCGCCTTGCCCGTATCGGCAAGCTGGCGGAAGTCTTGCTCGGACTCCGGGAGGAGCCCGCCGCGAATGGAGGGGATCATAATTGACCTTTCAGGGTGGCTTTAGGACCGACGCGGAGATTGCGCCGGGGCTTACGGGACTTGTCCTCGGGAGTGCGTTCCTCGAGGCTCCGGCACCGGGAGTCCTCGCCGCGGAAGAACCAGTGGAGGCCATCTGGGCTCGTCACGCAGTCGATTACGCGGTACTTTTGCAAGTGGTGCAGGGCCGCGGTGACCTGGTTGATCGAGCCGCCGGTGGCCTTCACAAGGGCCTCCGTCGGGAGGAAGTCATCCGCGGTGCGGAGGTGCTCTTCGACGAGGTGCGTCCAGGTAGGGCGCTTGGGGGCTTTAGGCGTGGGCATGGCGGCTTACCCGAACAGATCGAAGATGTAATCGGGCTCGAGGCCGAATTCTTCGCGCAGGACTTCTTCGGGGTCTTCGCCTTCGAGAACGCGCTCGCGGGCGTCTGTGATCATCTCGTCAGCGTCGTCGGATGAAGCGCCATCGCGGCGCATGAGGACTTGTTTGAGGGTTTCCATAGTGAGCACTCCATTTGCGGCAAAATCGCCAGCGCAACAGGCCGCACGCGACCTGCGCCCGCTGGGGACTTACTTCGCGATTCGGCGGCCTGTGCCGTCCCGATCCCAGACATACGTCGCGCGCTCGTATTCCGCGACGTAGCTGTGATCCATCATCACATGGCCAGTGATCGGCAGCACTCGCCCGTTCGGGACGGACTTCACTTCATCTCGCAGAAACGCGCCATCGTTCAGAATCACATGCGGCGTCCTGCGGACCCGATTTTCCCAATTGCAAGCTGATGACATTTGAACCTCCAGATTCGTGCAACATCGCACAATGGTTAGACGCCGCCTTTGCGGGTTAGTTCCCCAGAAACGCGCCGGGGAACTTGGTTGGCAACTGCCCGCCATCCTCGCTCGTCGGACGGGGTCACTTCTCGCGGGGCCGCTGGCGTTGCATCACTTCCGGGAACCGAAACAGCCCTGCCTATCAGGAACCCGAATGGCCAGCCGCCGGGCGCAGTTCCCCGGAACCCCGAACAGCCAAATACCAAACAGCCGAACAGCCGGGACGATTCGGCGGCGAAGCGTTGGACCTTGGCCTGGGATTGTCCGGGCGGATTATCACCCGATAATGCGCGCGAGATCACGAATCCAGCCCCGTAATCACCCCTCGCGGCACTATGATCTTCGTATCCATCGCCTTGCGGATATCTGCGTCCACGGCGGCGAGTTCGGCGGCGGACCAGCCCTTCGCCGCGACGTGCAACGTGCTGAGCTTATTCATCATCTCCACGGTCATCAGGACCGCGTTGAAGAGCTCCATATTCCTCCCCACGCCGGAGGCGAGGATGTTGAGCGCGTGCTGGCCCACGCCGACGGTATACACCTGCTCGAACTTCGCCCGCCCGTGCTTGCGCGCGATGGGGTGGAAGTGCTGAGGAATCCCGCTGAGGTCCTCCGCCGGGGTCGATTCAGGGCTCACGCCCAAGGCCGCGACCAGCGCTTTCTCATCGGGGCTGATCATGCTGGCCTCCGAAGCTTGTCGATATCCAGCCCATACGCCGCCGCCCGTTCATTCAGCGCACCGAGCCCGCCCTCCACCTCCGACGGAGCATCCCCGCCATCGAGGGGATCGGGCGGAGGCGGCCTTACCACACTCCCCACGACCGGCGCGGGCTTATCCGCCAGCATCGCCTGCACCCGCGCGAGGGAACGCTCGGCCTCCGCGGGCGTCTTCATCCCATCGGCGGCTTTCCCCGTCCAGGACTCGCCCCGCACAATCCGCCCGATCTGCCCGACACTCACGCCGAAGTGCCTGCACAGATCTCCCTGCGTCGCACCTTCCGCGTAATACTGCCGAATCTGCCTCACCATCTCTGGCGTGAGCTTCGCGGCCTTGGAATTCTTCCGCTCGAACATCAGACACCTCCCGTCATAGTCACAACAAGGGCCGAGCGCAGCACCAATGCCACCTTCCCCCGCGCCCGCGCTTGCAGGAAGTCCTTCCGCTGCCGCGCAGTCAATCGCACAGCATCTTGCAAATCTCGCTGGTCTGCCCACTGCACTTCCCAATCCGGTTCCTGCAAATCCATCGCTTGCATGGCCTGCAGGATCGTCACATCCTTGAGTTCCATAATCCCTCCATCCCGCAACATCGCGGCAGGAGGCCTCGGTCGCCCAAGGCCTCGAACCATTGTCGCTCAGGGAATCCAGCGCAGTATACCCGCCTTCGGCATCGCGGGCTCCGCCAAGAGATACAACGCCTCCGCTCCCGGCATTTCATCACTCCCAATTGCCAAGGCCATCGCGGCGCCGAAAGCTGCCCACGAGCACTCCACCATCTCCGTATTCCCCTCAAAGCCCTCGGTAATAGTATACCTCACCACATCACCATCCAGCAGCTGCCAGTGCAGCGACTGATCTTCAAACACCATCGTTCCAGCAATCATCTCGAACCTCCGTTGCCCCGCAGGGCATCGTTTCACCAGCGCTTCGCGATTCGCGGGCGGCCAGCACTGCCCATCTCCTCCTCACCTCACCATCATCACATCCACCCTCCCCTCCCTCGCCGCATACTGCATACGGCGTTTTCGCAAACCATCCCAGTTTCCCCAAGGGCATGGGTCCTGTGTTCTCAGTAGTTAGAAAAAAAATTGTAACAGACAACCCTCTAGAGCCCCTTTTGAACGAGCCTGAACCGGGTTTGAAAACCCCGTATGCAGTACTCGGCGAGGAGGGAGAGGGATAGGAGGGATGAGGAGATGATGATATGATGATGCCATGATGATATGATCCATCCCTCGCCCATTAGTTCCCCAGATTTTCCCCCGTCCGCCCCTAGGCCAGCAATTCCCCCATCTTCGCCATCTTGGTCCGGGCCGCTTCCGTAACCCGGTAGACTCGCGTGAGAGTAGTCGCGCCTCTCAATGTCCCCTCCCAATCGTGGACGACTCCCTCCACAATCGCGAAGGCGTGGCCGATCTTGTGAACGACAAACCGCCCGGTCTTGGCGACTTCGAGGAAGGCTTCCAGCCGCAACCCTTCCGCCATCTCCACCCGGCGCATCCCGAGGATGCTGACGTACAACTCATCACTCAGGGGGGTTGGCGTGCCTGCCTTGAGCTTCCGGCCCCGCGCGCTAAAGACTGCGCTTGCGACCTTATACGGTACTCCCGTCGCCACCGCGAGAGCGCGGACGGAACAGTCTGCCTTATCCCACGCCGGCCGCTCGGCCCCGTAGGCTGTGGTGTCCTTTTTCACAGCCCTTCCTCCAACTCAATCGCCGCGTGCTTCCACGCAAGGCTGGGGGGCCAGCCGCTCGCCCGGTAGGCGAAATACAGTCGAACCAATGCTTCCATGTCGCAGGTTAGTCCGGCCAATGCCACGTATGCGATGCTGCACGGGTTTGCAGCGCGAGTGGGGGATAACGCGGCCATTCAGAAGTCGGCCGAGAATGGCTACGTCGTAACCGAGGCCATGCGCAGGGAGGCCGTGGCGGAATTGGTCAACCACTACGCGAGCAAGTCCGAGGACTGGTCGCCGAAGGCGAAGGCCAAGACCGAGAAGCTTAACCCGCATATCGCGGCGATCGCACAGAAACGCAATTGCACTTACGAGGAAGCGCAGGCGTGGTTCAATGCGAAGTTGATGGCGGAATTGGACGCCGAGTAAGACAGGCCAGACTGATGCCGCGTGACAGGCGGCATTGGGCCGGGATTGTCCGGGTTTGGAGGCTCATCATGGAAG